ACCTGATATAGTGCAAACTATTAGTGGTATGGTACAGGGTGGTCAACCAGCACCAGAAGCCCGTGTTGAATTATCTAAGGATGAGTTTGACCCTTGGGAAGCCTATAATGACCCATCGTCTAAGTCGTATAAATATCGACAACAAGAGTTACAAGAAACTATTAATGAAGCTGTTCAACACCAAGTTGGCGATGTAAAGAAAGAAGTTGGTATGTCTAAACTTCAAACTGAACTAGCTAATAAAGGATTAAATGCAGAACAAATAAATTCATTTATGGATTTTGCAAATAAAAATCCTGCTGAATATGGTATTGATGGTGCAATTGATATGTGGCAAGCTGTAACTCAAAAGTCGACTGAAGGTGAAAATAAAGAAAATCCACTTGATGCTATTCGTCAAAATCAAGCTGTTCCACAGCAAGCAGGTGTTCTTAATGGACAACAACCTGTTAAAAAAGATGAGAAGGATGCAATGTGGGATTCTATATTAGCAGCTGGAAGTCGAGCAAAAGTACTATAAACATAAACTAAGGAGAACAAATGGCAACATATAGCGCAGGTAGTTTATCGGCTAATGGGACAAGAACTCCTGGTGCATCGAATACAGACTTTCACACAAGACGGTTATTTGACTTTAGTGATAGGATTGCAGAACTTGCACCAGATGAATCTCCATTTTTCGTATATCTATCAAAAGTAGGAAAAGTGCCAACTTCAGATTCTCAGTTTCGATTCTTAGAAGATAGAACAAAAGTATCAATTACTGACAGAAGTTTTCTTTCAACGGGTGGCTTTACAGCTGCTGCAGTTGGAAGTACTGTAAGTACATCATTTGATACTGAGGGCGGTGCTTCCGTTGACTGGTTAGTTCCAGGAATGGTAGTAACTTGCGGTACAGTAGATACATCGACAGCACAACCAGAATGGTGTGTTGTTCGTATTGAATCTGTTGTAGATGCAGGTTCTTCAAGCACAGCTACAGTAAGAACTATCGCAAAAGCATCATCTGCGGCTTTAACAGTCCCAGATAATGCAAAATGCACAGTAGTCGGAACTTCATTTGAAGAGGGTTCAGGAGCTCCAGATGTTTGGTCACAAAAGTTAGACCATGATTATGGATATACTCAAATATTCAAAACAGCTTG